GCCCCCACCCACCAGTGGAAATTAAGGTTGACCCCCACAGTGGAAATTAAGAGTGAACACCCCCAGTGGAAATTAAGGTTGACCCCCACAGTGGAAATATGGTAAGGTGATTCTATCAACGCAGGAGGACACAATGAAAATCGAAGCTGCAACTGAATTGCTGACGGAACTAGGACACATCTATGCTGTCGCTCTGGCCGAAAGGGGTCACAATCTGGATGATAAAACCCCAGTGATGAATGGTCTCGCCGCCTACTATATGCTGGACCTGAAAGGAGAGTTTACATTTCTCGACGACAGTGTTGACAAGGTAATCCGAATCATATACGATGAAGTTGTAAGTAGAGTTAGCCCTATCAAGATTGGTCGTAGATGACTGGAGGATAGTATGTATATCGTTAAGATCAGAACCAAAGAAGGTCAAATCCAAGAGTATGAATATGAGGTGGATTATGACGTATCTAATGTGACTGAATATTTCCGCGAGGAATTTCCTGACTGTGAAATCCTCTCCATCTTTCCGGCATAAGGAGAAGCGCCATGATAAACGTCTACAGAGAAATCTACGGTCTGCAATATGACCTGAAATGTCTGATCTCCCAAACGGAGCGGTATCGTGATGATGCTGACCGTGGGATCAACGTCAGCTTTACCTCTAAGGCTGAGAATGAGCCTAAAGAGAAACAGGTCGAGCATCTTGTGAGCTATCTGATAGATGCCAAGCACGATTTGGACCGTCTTCGTGACGACATGAAAAAAGTGCTTGACGACCTCGTAAAGTTGGTTGATACTGTCGAATATGAAACACTAGCGGAAGGGATTCGCAAATGAACAGCACTGAAGTAAAACACACCCTCAACCAAATCGGTTACAATCGGGTATTTGTTGTCATCTTTATGAAAGTGGATGGCACCCAGCGTCAGATGCGCTGCATGATGGAAAAGCCTGAGAGTGGCATCAAGAACCCTGATGTGGTTCCTGTCAAAGACCTAGACAAAGGGGCATGGCGTTCATTCCGTCTTGATAGCGTCCTGTCGATCAGCACATGACCCCCGTGTTGTGTCTAGCTACAGCCATCTTCTTCGAGGCTAGGGGAGAACCCTTGGAGGGGAAGCTGGCTGTGGCCCAAGTCGTCCTAAACCGTGTGGAAAGCCCCCGGTGGGAAAATGACATCTGTGGTGTAGTATTCGAGGATCGTCAGTTCTCGTTCACCCACGATGGAAAATCAGATAATATCTACCGCTATAAGAATATGCTAGAGAAACGTGCAGCTACCCGTGCAGTGGAAATAGCGGAGGTGGTCCTGTTAGGGGAGGTGTCATTGGAGATTACCTCTACGCACTACCACACAATTCATGTCGACCCCTATTGGAAAGATGTTTATGCTCTTGACGGGCGCATAGGGAATCATATATTCTATACATGTTCAGAAGAGGAAAGGAACTGCTAATGGACACAAGTCTGAAAAACTTCCTCAAGGAGATTGATGCAAACAGAAAGTCTTTGCTTGAGGAACTAGAAGAGTTGGTAGAGCCAGTCATCTGCGACCTGAATGGAAATGAGGAGTTATACCACGGATGGAAAATTGGTTGGTAAAGCCGGAGTATTCACTGGAGTGGATGATTATGACACAAGCGCAAATGGTGGCATTTCTGAATTGGACTAGACACCCCTGCAAAGTAAAGCCATACCAAGCGTGGTCTTGGGGAGATAGTGGAGTAGAGGAATGATCCAAGCAATCTACATCGACCACATGGGGGATGATCTTCGCATCTCTAACGCTGCGAGAGTGTCATTCAAAAAGAAGCGGGAAGAGTTTCTCTTTGAGGGTGATCCACGTGTTCGCCCCACCGGAAGGAGTGATGAACAGTTGATTAAAGACCTAGCAACAGAGGGACACATTGCACCATTCGGTCATGTCTTTGCATCCTTCCACGTTAAGGCACCTATTTTTGTAGCACGGCAACTAGTCAAGCATAAGTTCCTGCGATGGTCAGAAGTTTCTCGTCGGTATGTAGATGATGCACCTGAGTTCTATGAGCCTGATGTATGGCGGGGTCGTAGTGCTGATAAGAAACAGGGTAGTTCTGGTGTCGTATACCTTAATGGTTATGACGATTGGACTTACAACCAGTGCTGCCTCGCTATGTATGAAGACCTTCTGGAAGACGGGGTGGCACCTGAGCAAGCCCGTATGGTCCTGCCACAGTCCACCATGACTGAATGGCTTTGGTCAGGAAGTCTTGACGCCTTTGCAGCCATGTGCAAACTACGCTGCGCCAGTGACACACAATATGAGAGCCGGATCGTAGCGGATCAGATTAGTGAAATCATGCAGGGGTTGTTCCCTGTAAGTTGGGAAGCATTGATGAAAGGAGATAAAGAAGATGGCTAAATGGGATTTGAGTAAACTAGAAAAAGTAGCTAATGAAGAAGCACGACACGGTAATCGTGAGGCTCTTGAGGCTATGACAAACAAGTATGATAGTCTGATGGGTTTGATTGATAATATCCTCCAAGACCTAGACGATGGCGTCCCTTCTTGTGACACTGCTTATATGATTAGACTTGCTCTAACTAAGCTCGACAGCGTGTAATGGTATTAGTTGAGCAAGCCTTGGTTATAGCCTGTCTTGGGGTATCATTGTATCTAAGTTGGGTTGTCAGCACTATTAAAGATAAACTACAGGGGTTGGATATGCTTATGAGCTTAATACTTCTTAAGTTTGCCATTCAACAGGAGCTTGACCAATTTGAGGATGACTGAGGCAGAGATCATAAAAATGTGCGAGAGGTTAGCATTTCGCTATAACAACCCAGCCGAGCAACAGGACATGATACAAGAGGGTATCGTGAGGGCATACGAAATTCTGTCTGAAGAGCCTGATGCACACCCAGCCAAGATATATAGGGAGGTCAACAGGCGAATTTATGACTATGTTAATTTTGGTTGTCACGCCCTCTCTATACCGCCCTCTGACACGGCAAGATCGCTGGCTAGGGGTAAGGGCATACCGGAGGGTTCCTCATGGCTCACAGAGGCCGCTGAGGCCCTTCTAGGGGCTATGGGAGGAAATTACGGGGAGTATGACGACAATCTCGTGTCTGACGATGTAGCCTCACCAGAAGAGGTGCTTGGCGACAAGGAAGAGGCTCAAATCATTTCTCAAGCGATCCTAGACAAACTTGATGGGGAGGAAGCCCTTTTAATCTACATGAGATACTACGAAGACATGACACAAGATGAGGTATCTGATGAACTTGGCATCACAAGACAGGCCATTTCTCTCCGTGAACTGAAGGCTGTCAGAAAACTGCGGAAGGCTTTGTTACGGAAGTTGTAACAAACCGTTACTTGCGGGATTTTTTTTGAGGTGCCTATAACCAAGTGTAGAGACAAACTTAAGTATGAATCTTAAGTATTACTCTTAAGTATTAATAATAATACTAAAGAAAATACTAAAGAAAGGGACTACATGGAAATATCACATCAACCCTGTCCGTATGTCGCTTGTGGGTCGTCAGATGCGTTCAGCTATAATTATGAAAAGATGGTCGGTAAGTGCCACTCCTGCGGACAGCCCTACCCAAGCAAACTAGAAACTCATGGATGGGCAGCAGGAAGATACCCTACCAATAGAAATAAGGAGTATGATGTTTTGTCGTTCACACCAAAGGCAGTTAGGGCAGAGTCCCCGTCCAATGGAAAATGGACTGAGATGCGTTGCATCAATCGCTTTACGATGGAGCAATTTAATGTTCTGACGTTTGATGATCGTCAGGAATATATCTACCCCTCTGGCGGAATTAAGGTTCGTCGTCTGGATGAGAAGCAGTTCTACGCAAAGAATGGCTTCAAGGGTGATGAACTGTTTGGCATGAACTTGTTTCCTGCTGGATCAGCTAAGATGGTTACGGTCACTGAGGGCGAACTTGATGCCCTGTCTGTTGCCCAGATGCTCAAGAGCCAATACATCACTCCTGTCGTGTCTCTGCCTTCCGCAACCCCATCGAAGAAATTATGGGAGAAGTGCCATGACTGGTTGGACAGTTTCCCTAAGATCATCGTGTCGTTTGATAATGATGAAGCTGGCAATGCTATCGCTGACCGTATCGCTAAGATGTTCCCCAACAAGGTCTACCGTGTAGATCATGCGGACCTGAAAGACGCCAACGAATTTCTACAAAAGGGTCGTGTTAAGGAATTTGTTGGTGCATGGTGGGGTGCTAAGAAGTATGTGCCTGAAAACATCCTCAACACTACAGACCAGTTCTTGACGCTATACAGGGACACCCCTGAACACCAGTATGTGCCTACTGGCATCCAAGCCCTAGACGACAAAATCCTTGGCCTGATGCAAGGTCACTTCACTGTGATTAAGGCACCTACAGGTATCGGTAAGACTGAGGTCATGCGTTATCTGGAATACAATATGCTGCAACGTAAGATACCCATTGCGTCATGGCACTTGGAGGAGACTAAGCTACGCAGTCTGTTGGGTCTCGTGTCGTACCATGTCAAAGATAACCTGACGCGGCGAGACTTAATCGACGAAAAGCAGGCAGAAGAGACTGTCATTACGGCAATCAAAGACTTGACCAAAGACGAGAACTTCTACCAGTTCTATTTGGGTGATGGACAGGGCGCTGAGGAGTTGATAGAACAGATCAGGTTCTTCAGTCAGGCCGCAGGGTGTAAGTTCGTGTTCTTTGAGCCTATCCAAGACGTAGTGGTTGGAACGTCAGAGGAGAGCAAAGAGTCCATGCTGGCTGACCTGTCTATCCGTCTGTCGAAACTAGCTGCTGAACTTAATGTGGGTATTGTGACTATCGCCCACACTAACGAGAATGGTGACCCTAAGTATTGCAAGATGATTGGTCAACGTGCTAGTGTCATCATAAATCTGGATCGTGACAAGGAAGCTACTGATTTTGAGGAACGTAACACGACCTATCTACGAGTAGAAAAAAACCGTCCTTGTTCTGAGGAAGGTGCCGCTGGTAAGATGCGGTTCAACTCTGATTCTTTTACTCTAAGGGAGGTATTCTGATGAAACATGAGTATTATCAGCTAAGGGGCCAATATTATTTAAGTGATGGTATTTACTCTTGGGAAGATGTTGACGCTCAGTGCGAAACACTTGAAAAGTGCCTAGCCTGTAAAGAGTATTCGATGATGAACTCCCCTGAGTATGTTGACTACGAAATTATACACAGGGTTGAAACTGTAGTAAAGACAGCCGAATATGGTATAGAAAGTGATTGGGATAGATAATGACTGTCTTCGATATTGAAACTGATGGCCTATTGGACGAACTGACTAAAATCCACGTTCTTGCTTGGATGGGGTCTGACGGTCAGGTTCACCACATGCACGACTATGAGCATATGAGGACGTTCTTTGAGACAGCGGACGTTCTGGTAGGTCACAACATCATCCGCTTCGACATCCCCGCAGTGGAAAAGGTGCTGGGCATCAAGGTTGAAGCACGTCTGATTGATACTCTGGCCTTGTCTTGGTATGTAAATCACGAGCGTACTAAACATGGCCTTGAGGGCTACGGAGAGGACTATGGAGTGCCTAAGCCTGTCATCAAGGATTGGAACAGCCTTAAACCAGAAGAATACGCTCACCGTTGCTCTGAGGACGTTAAGATCAACAGTCGTCTCTGGCGTGACTTGGACCTAAAGTTGAACAAACTGTATCAGGACGACAGCGAGAAGACCCGCCTGATTGACTACCTGACTTTCAAGTTGGACTGCGCCCGTGAGCAAGAGACCCTGCGGTGGAAATTAGATGTGGATCGCACCCAAGCGGCCTACGACGAAATCATGCGCCTTAAGGAAGAGAAGGAAGAAGCACTAGCTGATGCTATGCCCAAGCGCACCCTGACCCAAGTTAAGACCCGCCCCAAAGTCATGTATAAGAAGGATGGTTCCTTGTCGTCTCATGGGGAAAACTGGGTTACGCTGTGCAAGCAACAAAAGATGCCAGAGACAACCTTACAACTGACTGTAGTATCTGGCGAAGAACGGGCTAATCCTAACTCTGTTCAACAAGTAAAGGACTGGTTGTTTGGACTTGGATGGAAACCACGGACATGGAAGTTCATACGAGATAAAAAGACTGGCGAAGAACGTATGCTCGAACAGATTCGTAAAGATGGAGAGTTGTGTGGGAGTGTTCTCGAACTGGCAGATGCTGACCCTGCTGTTAATATTCTGGATGGTCTTACCGTCTTGACCCATAGGGCAGGCATTTTGAAGTCCTTCTTGGAGGAACACAAGGACGGGTGGCTACAGGCTGAGGTGGCAGGGTTTACCAATACTCTACGGTTCCGTCATGCCAAACCTTTGGTCAACCTTCCGGGGGTAGACAAACCTTATGGTGATGTGATCCGTGGCGTTCTGACCTGTCCTGATGGTTATGTCCTGTCTGGTGCTGATATGACAAGTTTGGAAGATACCACCAAGCGGCACTACATGAAGCCCCTTGACCCTGACTACGTTTCTGAAATGTCTCGTGAAGGTTTTGATCCTCACCTCGACTTGGCTAAGTTTGCTGGGGACGTAACGCAGGCAGAGATTGACGACTACAATGCTGGTAAGCGTCCTGACCTTAAGAAACTGCGTAAGGCATACAAGGTAGTGAACTACAGTGCCACATATGGCGTAGGAGCGCCTAAACTGGCCCGTGAGACGGGTATGTCAGAGAGGGACGCAAAGAAGCTCCTGAGCGCCTTCTGGCAGCGTAACTGGGCCATTGAGAGCGTTGCTAAGGGCTTGCGTGTCCGTGAAGTAAATGGCGGCATGTGGGTGCTTAATCCCGTCAGTAGGTTCTGGTATAGCCTACGCAGTGACAAAGATCGGTTCTCAACTTTGAACCAAGGGACTGGCGTTTTCTGCTTCGATAATTGGGTTGCTCTGTGTCGTCGGAATGGCATCAAAACTATCGGCCAATTTCACGACGAAATTATCGCACTGGTCAAGGATGGAGAGCAGGAAGAAGCTGAGAAAACTATGAAATGGTCAGTTGAGAAGCTGAACGAAAAACTAAAACTAAACGTACCACTAGGCACTGACGTGCAGTTTGGTCACACTTATGCAGATATTCATTAATTTGCAAAAGTGCTGAAAAACTGCTTGCGGAAATCAATCTGAGGTGCCTATACTATATTACCAGCCGTTAAGAAAGGAACCCCGACAATGGCTAAACATGTAATGGAAATGGTTCTCGAATATGCACGGGTCTTTGCTGAGAATGCCGACATGGGCAATGCTGAGTCAGACCAAAAGTGGCTGCGAGAACTGGCAAAAAATGGCGGGCAAACAGTGGTAAATTGCTACTTCACGTCCGAAGATCAGATCGACACTCTCGTTGAGGCGGGCTTTGAGCGTATTGCTTTGAACCCTCGTACAAACGAGCCTGTTGATCGTATCAAAGAAGGTAACCCAGATTTTGGTATTGGGAAGTACCTTACCCTAAAACGTAAACTTTCTGATGTTCGAGAGTTTAAGGATAAGAAGACTGGGGAGTTTATTAACTACGATTTTGGTGGACTGCCTAAAGTCGTTGATCTGCGCGACATGAACAACAAACGGTTCTGGTCTTTTGCGGAAGATGGTCCGCTGGGCAATGGAACCCGTGCTATGGTTGAGTTTGACATGTATAAAGGCACCACTATGCGCCTTGAGGCAGTTGGCATTCTGGATCATGTCGCATACGAAGAACGTGCTTCATCTGGCAGTGGGATGTTTGATGTCAAAGAGGATGCAGCATAATGCGCGTATCTTTGGAATTTTGTTTTAACACAGAAGAAGATGGCTTTGATGGCACCCTGACATACACACGGGAAGAAGTAGATGATCTCTACGCTTTGGCACAGATGTTTACTGACGCTGTGCGTGGCGCTGGCTTCTCTTATGTAGTGAACACTGGGTTTGAGAAAGATGATGGTAATGTAGTGTTTGGAGAGTTTTGATGCTGAACGGGAAAGTGCTGATCGACGGGGACATTGTTGCTTATCGTGCAGCCTTTTCCACTCAAGACTTGCTACCCAAGGATGCGGAAGAAAAGGTTGACGACCTAATCAACTACATCCTTGGGGAGACCCTTCTGTTTCCTAATCCATCAGACTATAAGATTTTTCTGACGGGGAAGGACAACTTCAGGTTCGATATTGCAAAGTCATTTCCCTACAAAGGTAACCGTAAAAATAGTGAAAAGCCTACCCACTTTTATCATGTAAGAGATTACCTTGTTAATAAGTGGGGGGCCATTGTAAGCAGCGGAGAAGAGGCAGACGATCTTATCTCAAAAGAAGCTACACGACTTGGTCCTGACACCATTGTTGCTTCGGTAGACAAAGACATGCTTCAAATCCCCTGTAAGCATTTCAATTTTACTACTGGGGAGTGGAAAGAAGTCTCTGAGTGGGAGGGCCTTAAGTTCTTTTATACTCAAATCTTGACTGGTGATCGTTCAGATAACATCGTTGGTTTATACCGTGTTGGTCCTGTAACAGCTTCTAAAATGCTGGATGGTTGCGTTACAGAAGAAGATTTGTGGGATAATGTGTTAAAAGCCTACGACAACGATAAAGATCGTGTTCTTGAAAACGCTAGGCTGCTGTGGCTACGCAGGGAAGAAGAAGAACTATGGCAACCCCCAGCGGAATAAAATATGGGTACAGGTCAGGTTTGGAGGATAAAGTTTCCAAACAGTTGAAAGAGTCTGGTGTTACATTTGAGTATGAGACCCTCAAGATAGTTTATGAGGTAAACGAAACTCGAAAATATACACCAGACTTTATTCTTCCTAATGGGATTATTGTTGAAACCAAGGGTAGGTTTGTTTCTGCGGACAGGAAGAAGCACCTTCTAATACAAAAACAACACCCGCACCTTGATATTCGGTTTGTGTTTTCTAACTCTAAAGCTAAACTTAACAAAGGGTCTAAAACCAGCTATGCAGATTGGTGTCAAAGGTACGGGTTTAAATGGGCTGATAAATGGATTCCAGAGGGTTGGATAAATGAAGCTACTGCTCCTAGTAAACGAAAGCCTAGCAGGAAAATCTAAACCCTATACCCCAGAGGAAATAAATAACCATGAAGATTCTGGCCGCATTTGGGCAACTCTTAATCAGTGTAGGAGAGAGGCTCAAGAGGTCGCACAACGAAATTGGGACGAAGGCTATTGGGCAGGAGTTCACGACAGGGAAGACCCTCATTTGGGGGGTAATTGAAGGACCAATACATGTCTCAGAGTTTGATGAGGATGTTTATGACTACATTGATGACGAGTGTCAGTGGATGCTAATATGCAAAGTGGAGGAGGACGGTAAACTGGGGCTAGTGAACTTTTGGTATCCTACCGAAGATGAGGCCCTAGCGGTAAAGAAATACTTTAGCGTTCATATAGAACCACTGGAGATAACTGATGACTAAAAGAACTACGGTAGTTTTTAGCTGCGCCCACACAGACCCTGACGCAAGTAATGAAAGGTTTGATTGGTTGGGCAGCTTTCTCTATGACTTAAAACCTGACATGGTTATTGACTTGGGTGATGGCGCTGATATGCGGTCGTTAAATACTTTCGACACTCGTTACCCACAAGCTGTCGTTAATCAGTCTTACGAGAAAGACATTAATGTTTACAATGATGCTATGGAGCGTATGCGGTGGAAGTTTCGACAGTCAAAGAAAAAACGTCCGTTTTATGTAGGGGTTGAGGGTAACCATGAAAACAGGATCAAAAAAGCCATTGCACCCGATCCACGATTGGAGGGATCAAAGTACGGGAT